ACCATCGTTCCCATTTTGAGAGATATTGTCTATACGGTCTTCATCCCAGTTAAGCTGGCAACCAGTCCATGCACACTCTTTCGTAGTACTTAAAGTCTTGCCACACACATTACAAATCGGGTCTTTCTTTTTACGAAAGATACGGTCAAAGCCATCATCGTATTTTTCTTTTTGTTCTTTGCTGCCAATCTTAGATACTAAGCTATCTCCAGTTACAGGATTGCTAGACATAGGTAAACTCCATAAATTTATTGGTTTCAAAAGAAGGTCGTGCCATTTGAGTTTCATAACACGACCTATACGCTAGAAGGGTATATCTGATTCTACTTCTTCCATTGGGTCAGCTTTTGCTGCTGGTTTAGCTGCGCCACCTTCAGATTTTCCACCTAGCAAAGTTACATCATTCACACGGCACTCTAGGCTTGATTTCTCTGTGCCATCCTTGCCTTTGTATTGCCTTTGGCTAATCTCGCCTGTAACACCTATTTGTGTGCCTTTTAGAAGCATTGGCGCAAGTATTTCTGCACGTTTACCCCAAAGATTACAGTTTAACCAGGTAGTCGTGGCTTTATCACCATAACCGGCAGTCAATGACAGCGAAAAGTTGCAGATTGCATCTTGGTTTGCTGTGTAACTTAATTTTGCATCTTGTCCTAAGCGACCTGTTGCTGCTAATAAATTCATTTTAGTTCCTTTAGTTTAGTTGTTAATTCTGATACTTCTGTTAAAAATAATTCTACTGCCTTCTCTGTTTCAGCGATGTACTCGTCATCACGATCTACACGTACCACAAACAATGCTAGATTATCGCCTAATGCTGGGCAATAGCTAACAAAGTCACACCACTTAGCACCGGTACAAGCCATCTGCCATTGCATCTGCGGTATATATTTTGTAGGTGCTTTGCCGGATAACAAAGTATCTGCATGATTGGCTGCCGTAGGGCATTTAATCTCTACTAGACCATCTCCCACTATGCCATCTGGACTAGCACCAGACATCGCAATGCTTGGGTGGTCAATAAAGCCTACCTCGGTTACCGTGACACCTTGCTTAAACTCGTACAATGCTCTGGCTAGTGGCTCAAGCTCAATGCCTCGCTCCATGTGTGAGTTAGTAAAGCCTTCCTCACGTTGACCAGTTAGACGCTGACATACAAGCTCCATGCGGTAGTTCTTACGACTAGCAGACTCGCCTGTCTTAATAGTGGCTAATACATCTGCAACACGACTTGCTGTTACCTTGCCAATGCGTGACTCAAACCATTCTTCTGTACCTTGCATTATCTAATCCTCGGCATTGGTTTTGAAAGTAGATACTTGTGACCCATTTCTTTTATAGCCTTTGCTATTTTAGCATCACGGTCTGCCACCTCTTTTTGGTTAGGTGGTGTTAAGCCATATAGTGACTTGATAATCATAATGTCCACCTTAAAAACAAGTAGTGTTGCAGTTGCCAAAACTATCACAGCAAGTCGTGCAGGTTACAATTTTACCGCCAGACATAATGGTGTGAGTAGAGCAAGCTGCATATGCTGTTACTGATACTACTAATAATGCTAAAGCTATTAAAATTTTATTCATGATTATTCTCCATAATTGATTTCATTTCGTCTTTTGCTTTTGTTATAGGTGCTGTGTAAGCTGGGTTAGATTTAACTATGTTACGCACATCTATAAACACTTTTTGCAACTCTGCCATTGTTTTAGCACTACGGATCATAGCGACATAAACATCTACTGACTCCAGTTCTACAGAAGGCAAGTCTTCACCGGCATAAATATATAAGCCAAGACCATGTAGTGCAATTGCTTTAACCAGGCATCGCTGTATTGATGTATTGATTTGGAATGCATTTGGTACTGGGATTGTCTTGTTATTGTTATCAAGGACTGGATGGATTTGGCTTAGTGTAATGCCATCTACCGTAACAGCTACCTCAACAAAGTAACCACACTCTGTTTTGCAGAATGGTAAGCCATCAGTCTTAATAACTTCCCATGTAGCTGTTGGTGATGCCTTGCGTAACTCCGCTACAGCCCATGCCCAAGACAAGTAAGTAAACTGCCCTTTCTTCTCTACGTGCTGGTTTACATCTATACCGCTTAGTGTTTTAAATACCGACATTTTCTTCTCCTCGTAATTCGTTTAATTCTTTATTAGCACATTCTATTAAATACTCTAGGTATTCTTCTAGCTCTATAAAATCTGTGTCTTGGCGATTGTCTTCCATGTTAAGCCACCAGCAGCAAGTATAGAAAAATTGAGAGCAAGACCACACCAACAAAGCAAATGCCTTCTATCCACGGTGTTAGGTCTGTTTTAGGTTTGTAATTTTTGTAATCAGTCATCTTTATTCTCCAATTCACGTTTAGCTAATTTAACTTCTAACTCTTCAAACTCTTTACGCATTGCTTGTATTTCTTTTATTATCTGCTCAAGTTTTGGGTCTTTTAGATCGTTAGTGTGCATTACGAGCCTCCCTTGTTTCACGGTCACATTTAGCTTTGAATAGGCAAACAGATGCTTCTATTTCAGCGACTCGTGTGTATACCTTCTCAACCATTTGATATTGATTAAGTAAGGCGCAAGCTAGTTTGTAGGAATTGTAGGTAGAGTTGACAACTTTACCGTTTTCTAAGATATCCCACTTTTGTTTTGGGAATTTTGTAGATTTGATTGTGTACATTTTTATCTCCACAGTTGCTATTAAGTTAATCGCATAATTTGCTGCGATGTGTAATAATGGCATACAATAATTAGCAATGCAAGCATTATTTATACATTTAGTGAAAATAATTATGAAAATATCAGAACACCAAGAGCAGGTCATGTTAATTACCTGGTTCAGAATGCAATACAAGCAATACAAGTATCACCTATGGGCAATACCTAACGGTGGATCACGGCATATAGTCACGGCAGTCAATTTAAAGGCAGAGGGAGTGCTTGCCGGAGTCAGCGATTTATTCTTAATGATTCCTAATAGTAAGTACCACGGAATGTTTATTGAGATGAAGGCAAAGACCGGCAGCGTATCGGACAAGCAAAAAGAATTTATGGCAGCAGCTAGTTCAATGAACTACCTAGCTGTTGTCTGCTATGGATTTGATGAAGCCAAGACAGCTATAACAAATTACTTGCAAGACATAAAGAATTAGTTTATTGTGATGGTTAGTGGTATCAATAATGGCTTGGACAAGAAGTCGTGATTATTGATGCCTCTGGTATCAGGGTTGTTATTTAGGTGCTTGTCCCACCTATCTAGCAGCCCTTTTTTTTGGAGCAAAATTATGGAATGGTTTAGACACGACAGCAATGCAAACCTTGATGAAAAACTACAAGAGGTCTTACTTGATTACGGATTAGAAGGTTACGGATTGTATTGGTATTGCATTGAGCTAATAGTAGGTAAGACATCGGCAGACAACATTACCTTTGAGTTAAAGCACGATGCTAGGGTTATTGCTCGTAATACTGGATCAAGTCCACAGAAAGTAGAAGAGATGATGAAGCGTTTTATCTCTGTTGGCTTGTTTGAGAACAATGATGGCAAGATTACTTGCATGAAAGTAGCCAAGCGTTTAATGAGTTCAGCTACCAGCAATCCTAAGATGCGCCACATGATACAAGACATTAAGCTACAGTATGATACGGTAATAGACAGCATGAGTCATGACGGCATCATGACGGCATCAGATTTCATCACGGTAGAAGAGAATAGAATAGAAGAGATTAGATTAGATAAGAAAGAAAAGACTATACGCACTAATGTGCTTGAGGATTATTTTGAAGATTTTTGGTACAAGTACCCAAAGAAAGTAGGAAAAGAAGCTGCACGTAAAGCATGGAACAAAGCAAACCCTGACATAATAAAAGTAATTGATGCTATTAACTGGCAACGAGAAACTAAACAATGGCAAGCTGAGGATGGTAAGTACATTCCAAACCCAGCTACTTATTTAAACCAAGGTCGCTGGATGGATGAAGCACCAGAACAAGCTGCACCATTCTAGGAGTTATCATGATTGAAACTGACAAAAAAGCATTTAAAGATATGGTAAACGCAGTCTTTACTATTTACGGTAAGCCATTACCAGAAAAAGAGATGCTGCGTATCTGGTGGCATAAGCTAGAGCGATTTGATTTTAATGTTGTTGGTCGTGCATTTGATAAGTGGACAGATACACCAAACAAGTTACCGCAACCGGCAGACATAGTTCAAATATGTAAGCCAAGAGAAGCTGAATATCATGCATTACCATCACCAGTTAGTTATGCTGAGAATAAAGAGAACGTAGATAAGCTAAATAAGTTTATTGCAGAAAAATTAAAGCCTAAGACTGATTATCACTCCTGGGCAAAACGAATTATTCGTGATCCACAGAACTTTCCAGAAACTTCAGTTACAGCAGCAAAG